ATCACGCTCTACAATCCTTGACATTCAAATGATACTAAACGATCAATTCTTTCCAGAATATACCACAGTAAACGGTGGAAAATGTGAGACTATTGCTGATGCTAAGCGGCATTTATTGTATATAGAAGCAAGAATTGATACGACAAGGAGTAAGAGAGACTTTGATTATTGGAACACTAAAGCTCAAGAACTAGCGACACTTATTGCTGCTGCTGAGGATCAAGGGAGTCTAACATTATGATACCTAGTAAACAACAATGCTTCCTGCTTTTCACGTCAGTATTGTTTTTTGTGGCTGGTTTCTATATTAAGCCAGCAATGCCTGTGTATCAATTATCACAAGAAAGCAATGCTGCTGTTGAGTAAGTATGCATTGATACAACAAAGGCATCCTGCACCGCTATGATAACCATTATTAACTTGCAGATCCGCAAGGCATTTGTAGCTAATGACACCAGAACGCTTTAATCGGTTGCTAGAACTTATGCGAGAAACGCATAAACCATTACCAATAGAGACCTGCCAGGAGAGGAGGGATTTCAATGACTATCTAGCTAGACGGTCTGCGGCTAAGGATGAACTACGTAAGTACTTTAATGCTATATGACTTGCACGCATAACTCCCATTTATCATAAGATTATGACCCCCACTAATGAAAGCGACGAGCCTAAAAGGTATCCACCTAACGCAACGGCTGTAGAGCGTTTGCTCTGGTATGCAGAACACAAGGAAGTAGAAAGAGGTTATGCAGTAACTACTGTAATTGACTCATTGGAGCAGAACTACCTATGGGATATCACTATCGAATAAGCATTAATATATTCATTACTGCAAGTCATTAACTTTCATAAAGCTCTATACTGATTGAACAATTAAGCGGATCACTTGCTATAGTGCAAGTGGGAACCTAATTTCCCAGATGCCACAAAACACACAACACTCCCACCAATACGATCGACTTAAGATCATGGTGCGGGCAATTGATGCGTTTAAGGTCGTTTGCGAAATTGATCCCCCTGCCAGACTGATTCAGATATTTTGTTTTGTTGCAGCTAATGATGGATGTCTACAAGCCGACATGCAAGAGGTGACAGGGCTGTCTGAGTCAAGTTGCTCACGCATGATCAAATGGCTAGGAGACTGGAAATCTGATGATACGCGTGGACTCGGTTTAATCCGTGCCGAGATTGATCCTGTGTATTGGCGGCGCAAAAAACTGTATCTAACCAGCCCTAAGGGTTCTCGTCTGGCTGATTTAATCCAAACACAACTAGAGGTTTAATCACCATCATGGGTAACTACAAAATACCTTCTAGTGCAAAAACGCTAGGAGAGATTTACAATGTCACTTGGAATCTAAAGTGGAAACGCTCAAAGTCTTACAAAACTCAGAAGTGTAATGGTAACCATCTTATTGATATATATGGTGCTTCTTTCCCTGTTAAGAACATGGGTAAAGTTGTATTCTGGGTACAGTTATATAATGACTTGATAGATGAAAAGTCTACCCTATCTAATAGTACTCTAAATAAAATAGTATCTTGTGGTACTACAATGTTGAAATATACAAAGAGTCTAGAGCTACATGATATTAAGTGTCCTCATTTTGATCGTAAAACTGAGATTCAATACAGATATGCTTACTATACTCAAGATGAAGTGGAGCAGCTAGTATTTACTGCTGTTGATGTATTCAGGCGTAAAGATTTAGCAGATGCTATTGTTTTTGCTAGTTATATGGGACCACGTAGAGATGAACTGTTAAAGGTAAAGGTTGAAGATGTTGATTGGAATACAAATGTGGTTTGGTTTGGTGGTAGACCTGGACGCGTTACTAAAGGTGGTGAATGTAGACCAGTTCCTATTGCAGAAAGGGTTATTGATATAATAAGAGACAGATGTAATGATTCACATTCTACCGCCACATTATTCGGCAGAGATTGGCTTAATGGCCCACAGTTAAGTGAATGTTTCTTTAAAATTAAAAATTACTGTGGATTTAGCAAGGAACATGTTTACCACAGTTTAAGACATAGTTACTGTACTTGGTTAGGACAACATACACATCCAAGAACAGTAATGGCTTTAGCTGGGCACAAAGATATCAACACAACTTTACGCTACTGTCACGCATCAGATGATGCGAATAGAGAGGCGGTTGCAGCGTTGTCCTCACCTGTACCGAAACCAATCACAATCATCGAACCTGTTATCAAAACTCCTGTTGTTCTTGAGTCTGCTGAATATTATGATACATATGCTATAAACGGAATGAAATCCGATTATTCTTTTGCCCTAAGCACTTGCGCCTAGGCAAAAACCCGCTATATTTACAGCAGGCAGGGTTCTAACTTGCCTAACGGTTTTCTCATAGACCGTTTCCGTGCGTTCAGAGCGTGGAATCTGCTGTAATTGGCTCTTAAGAAACTCTTTCTCCCACAGTGTTTCTAGTTAGATCAATTAGTTGCTGATTCTAATTGCAATCACTTGCAATAGCGCAAATGGGCCGGGATAACCCCCGGCTTCCATTTGTACGACTGACTTGCACTTGTGGGATCGTATAAGACAGGATACTAATGGCTTATTTAACTCAATTAGATATAGAAGATCTAACCCCAGAGGAATACTCACGGTTCCTATCTTACGGGGACATTAACAACATAGATGACGATGAATTTACCGCTGTTTATAACAGACATGTACTGACTGACTACAAAAACAAACTCTAATTCAACACCATCTTTGGGTAACCGATGTCAATTCTATTAGCCGAATCGATAGAACGACAACATCAATTGGAACGTTCTGAACACGCAGAGGCCCAGTTACGGGTCACTAATAGGACTACGAGAGCTGAGCAACGGTCCTATGCATCCTCCACCGCGTACTCCAAGCGGCTCCTATCAGGCTACCTAGGTATTATTACTGATGAGTTTGATGATCGCTTAACACAACTAGGTAACGGCAGGGCTGGCACGCACTACTGCACTATCCGCAGATATGTAGGGACTCTTGATGCTGCTGTTATCGCGTTAATCGTGATGAAAACCTGCCTAGATGTATTAGGTAAGGAAGCCAGGCCAACGTTTGTCACACTCTGTAGCCGTGTTGGTCACTCACTACAGGCTGAGCTACGGCTGAGGTTTTATGAAACCGAGAAACCTGAACTGTTCAGCAACGTCTCCAAGCGGTTCCACAAGTCCACAGGTACGCAACAAAAGCTTGCTGGTTACCGACATAGCTTCAATAGAGAGGGTATCCACTGGGATAGATGGTCTAGTACCACTAATCATGAGGTTGGTGGCTGGTGCCTCAATAACCTCCAGAGAGCAACAGGCTGGATCACTACCGAGACCGCACAGCAGTCAGCTAGACGGCGAGCAACTGTTGTCAGGTTCTCACCAGAATTCATGGATCTCAAGTCCGAGATCATGGAGCGGGTGATGGATATGGCGTTCTGTATGTGGCCAATGGTCTGTCCACCTGTTCACTGGGCAAATGATCAGATTGGCGGCTGGCTGAATGGATCTATGCGCGGTTATCAACTGGTGCGAGGTATCCGATGAAGGGTTGCACATTAATGCAGGGAGACCTGCCCATAGCATTCAACAATGCACTGCAGGATGTACCACTATGCCTTAACAAAAAAGTGTTTGAGGTAATGGAGCATTGCTTCAAAAACATGATCAGCATAGGTAAGTTCCGACGCCTTGAGAGGCGTGAGATTACCAACAACCTCACAGAAACTTCTACTGAGGAGGAGATCAAGAGCTATAAACGCTTGAGACGTGAGCTAGAGGATGCAAATGCCCAGATCGAAAGAGACAACTGTAGGACTACTGAATTAGTATTTGTTGCGCGTAAGTTTATCAATGAAACGCGTATATACCTATGCTATTCATTTTGCTATAGGGGTCGCATCTATACACTGCAGACAGCTCTATCGCCACAGGGCTGTGATCCAGAACGTTCACTATTCTTGTTCGCTGATGAGGGAGCTATTAATGAATGGTGGTTGGCATTTCATACTGCTACGTGTTGGGGTGGTGGACTCGATAAGGCTGAGCTTAATGCCCGTGTTGAATGGACCCGTAGTAACACTGATCTAATCACTGAAATCGCTACTGATCCATGCGGGACAATCAAGCTATGGCGTGATGCTGATGAACCTTGGAGTGCATTAGCGAGCATGATTGAGTACTACGATTGTTGTATTGCTCAAACAAAAAAAACAAGTGGAATCCCCTGCGGGATTGATGCAACAGCAAGTGGTATCCAGCATTTGGCTGCTAGCACATTGGATGCAACCAGTTCACGCATGGTTAATCTGCTGCCGACTAAAAAACCAGTGGATGCTTATGGATTAGTTGCTGAAAAATCCAAAGAATATTTACCTGAAAAGTATCATTCTTGGATGACAAGGAATGTGACCAAAAGAACTACAATGTGCCTACCTTATGGTTTATCTAGACATGGATCGCGAGGTTATCTAAGGGATTCATTGATATCTGCTGGACATGAACTAGAGACTGGTGATTTAACCACCATCACAAGTGCTGTTTATGAGAAAGCAATCCCTGAAATCTTTCCAGGGCCAATCAATGTAATGAACTGGATCAAACGTTCTGTAAAAGAATTAATGCGGGACGGGACAGAGAACTTGACCTGGGTAACACCAAGCGGTTTTGTTGTCAGGCAGGATCTACGTAAACCAACAACTCGACGTATCAATACCCATTTAATGGGAGTAGGGCGTATCACTGCGTCTGTATATCAGGGGCCAGGTGAGGTTGATGCAACACATCATGTATCAGCAACTAGTCCGAATTTGGTACATAGTTGGGATGCCTCATTGTTGTGTTTTGTTTTCACTGATAATGGCTGGGGGGCGGATAAACCCTTCAGTGTTATTCATGATTGCGTGATGGCTAGATCCTGCGATATGGATGATCTGGCTAGTGAGGTACGTGTCCATTTTGCTGAAATGTATAAGGGAGATCCCCTGCAAGATTGGGCTGATCAATTAGGAATAAAAGTTCCTGACGGCTTAATAATAGGGGATCTAGACCTAGACCAAGTAAACCAATCTGATTATTTCTTTTCTTAAAAATGTCTAATCGTTACACCTTTGATACAGAACTAGAAGGCTTCATTAATTGCGGTGAACCACAAGGAAAATTCAACAACAGTTGTTTTGCTTTTAAGCTCCCACAAAATGTAATCACTAGCATGGAAGAAGCAAGACCAGCACTACTGGAATGGGCTAAGAGCAAGGTGCAAAATCCTAACCGTGTTGCTGTTAATCCTGAAAAATGGGATGAAGAAGGGATCGTGAAGGTGCGCTGGGGGCCTGATTGCACTCAGAAGGATCTTGTATTTATCGATACAGAGGGATCGGTTCTAGATAAAACCACGCGAGCTTCTATCAGGAAGGGTACAAAAGTCAGGATGATCGTTGATCACAAGCCTTACACCAAGCCAAACATTGGAACCACAGTAAAAGTCGTTGGTGTCCAGGTAATTGAACTGGTTGCTGGTGAGGTATCTGATTCTGGTGATCTCAGTTCTGATGATGTTGCAGCACTTTTCACTGAAAAAGTTTCCGGATTCAAGGCACAATCACCAGCACCAAGGCAGACAGAAGAGGTGTATACAGATTTCTAATGGCATATCGCTCCAAGTTTGAGGAGCAGATTGCTAAGAGGTTAGAGAGAGATGGCCGTACATTCCTATACGAGCCATCTAAACTTAAATACACTTTAGTCTGCTCATATACGCCTGATTTCCACTTACCCAATGACGTGATAATTGAGGCAAAAGGATACTTAACTGCTGCTATGAGAAGGAAGTATCTACAGGTAAAGGAAGACAATCCTTATATCGATCTACGTTTTGTTTTCCAGCGAAACAATCCATTACGAAAGGGATCAAAGAAAACATATTTATCTTGGGCTGCATCAAATGGCTTTCCAGCCGTTATAGGGCCTGATATTCCACCATCATGGTTTGACTGATGATTTGTGATCGCCTATTTGATGACTTAGATCTATTAGTTCTAAGGACAATGGATGAAGGAGTGCCACTAGTCGAAATACTAGAGGTAATCAAGGAATACATAGAGATTGCTGAAGATGAAGGGTACTCAAAGGAATTTGAGGACTATTTATATGGGTGAAAGTGAATTTGTTCGCCATATCGCTTGTCCTAATTGTGGATCATCTGACGCCAATGCAGTGTTTACAGATGACCATACATTTTGTTTTTCCTGCCTCAATAGGGGTTCCATTATGTCCGAAACTAAAAAGTCCTTTTCATTTGAAGGCGATTGTATGCGGCTAGATAAACGCCGTATATCAGAAGACACTTGTCGCAAATTTAATGTGCGAGTGTCTGACGGTCATCTTAAATTCCCTTACACCATCACGTCTGGTCAGATCACTGGCTATAAAGAACGTGAGAGGGGGAAAGAATTTAGATGGCAAGGTAAAAACCCTGAGAAAAGATTATTTGGCCAACAATTGTTCGGTCCTAATAAAAGCATAGTGGTCACAGAAGGGGAGCTTGATTGTCTCTCAGTCTGGGAAAGTAGGCCAAAATGGCCTGTGGTTAGCATAAGTTCAGGTGCTGCAGGTGCTTACAAAAATCTGCAAGCTCAGTTGAATTATCTGCTGCAGTTTGATGAGATCATACTGCTCTTTGATAACGACTCAGCAGGCCAGGACGCCGCTCTACAGTGTGCCGGCCTGTTTCCCCCTGAGCGTTGTTTAATAGGCAACATGGGGGCATACAATGACCCCTCAGAGGCTCTACAGGCTGGTGATCCTGATGCTATACGTCAGGCAGTCTGGAATGCTTCACCATACACACCAAAAACAATAGTAGAAGGCACAACTATCTATGAGCTGCTACGGCGGCCAATGGTAGGTAAAGATGCTGACTGGCCTTTTGAAGGTTTAAACACTATGACTGGTGGGCTTAGATTAGGTGAGCTAGTTGTATTAACAGCTCCAACAGGCGGTGGTAAAAGTACACTCTGTACTGAGGTAGCGTATAGCTTACTTGAACAAGGTTTCAAGGTTGGTTATATCTCACTGGAAGAATCCGTGAGGAGAGCAGGACTAAGATTAATGTCTTGCGCTGCAAATAAACCCTTACATACTGATAATTCAACAATAGATGAAGAGACCTTCAAGGCAGCTTTCGATAAAAGCGTGGGCTGTGGTCGCTTATATTTACGTGATGGTTTTGGTTCTGTTGATCCATCAGTAATAATTAACGATCTACGGTTCCTAGCTAAATCTGGTGTCCAGTGGTTGATCCTCGATCACTTATCCATACTCCTCTCAGGTAACGCCACTAATAATGAGAGGGCGATGATAGACGAAACAATGACTAATTTACGTTGTTTTGTAGAAGAAACAGGCGTTGGCTTGATATTAATTTCTCATTTAAGGAGAACTAATGGTGACAAAGGTTTTGAGGATGGTAATCAGGAGATTACGCTATCGCATCTACGTGGTAGTCACAGCGTTGCACAATTGGCTGATGTTGTTGCCTTCCTGGCAAGAAACATTACGGCTGGTGAGAATAGGGCTCAACTTGCAGTCATCAAAAACCGATTCAATGGCTGCACAGGAAAGTGTGGATACATCATGTATGACAAAGAAACAGGACGAATGTTATCAACAGACTCTCCATCCACTCATGGAGAAGACAAAAATCCTGACTTCTAGGCCAACAACATTAGTACT